CCTTCGGGGTGCCGCCGATGCTGCTCGGCCTGCCGGGCGACAATACCTATGCCAATTATCGCGAGGCCAATCGCGCACTGTGGCGGCTGACGCTGCTGCCGCTCGCGGACAAGATCACCGCCGCGCTGGCCGAAGGGCTCGCGCATTGGTGGCCGCAAGCCGCGCTCTCGGTCGATCAGGACCGGGTGCCCGCCCTGTCCGAGGATCGCGAGCGGCTGTGGCAACAGGTCGGCGCGGCGGACTTTCTGTCGCCGGAGGAAAAGCGCGCAATGCTCGGGATTGGGCTGGGGATCGGAACATGACAATGGAAAGCGAAGACATGCTCGCCAGCCTGCTCGCGCAGGCGGCGGAGGAAGGCGCGGATATCGCTACGCTGCGCGCGGTGGTCGAGGAGGCGGGCGATCTGGGTGCGGGCCGGGCGCTCGCGCGGATCGGCCTCGCCGATGCCGATGCAGGGGCAGACCTGCGCGAGCTGCGCGAACTGCTCCAGGGCTGGCGCGATGCGCGATCAGGTATCTGGGGCCAGACGTTCGACAAGTTCGTGCGCGGCGTGATGGCATTGCTGCTCGCCGCGCTCGCGGTGCAGCTGGGCCTGGGCGACATGGTGCAATGATCCAGCGGCTTGCGGGCTATGCCGCACTGTTCGACCGGGTCGATCGCGGCGGCGATATCGTGCGGCGCGGTGCCTTTGCACGCACGCTGGCCGATGGCGTGCATCCGCTGCCCTTGCTGTGGCAGCACCGGCCCGACCGGCGCATCGGCTCGGTGACGTTTGCGCAGGAGGACCGGCGCGGGTTGCGCGTCATTGCGAAGCTCGATGATGCGGAAGACGAGGCGCTTGCGAGCCTCACCAGCGGCGCGGTCCGCGGCCTCAGCTTCGGCTATCGGGTCCGCCATGCGAGCGGAACGGCTCCGCGCGAACTGTTCGACCTCGATCTGGTCGAGGTGAGCCTGGTCAGCGTGCCGATGATGCCGGGGGCCAGGGTGCACATGCTGCGCTGACCGCCCACCGTTCCACGTCTTTCCCTATCTGCCCCGCCTCGGCGGGGTTTTTGTGCCCGCAATCCGGGGGCTTTCCCCGCGTGATCCCAGAACGGAAGGAAGAACTGATGGAAATCCCCGCAAATCCCCTGGAGCTCAAGGCCGAAGCCGATCCGCTCGAGGCCTCGTTCGACAGCCTGCTCGCGGCCGAGGAGCATGAGGAGCGCATTGCCGCGCTCGAGACCGGGCTCGATGGCGTCAAGAGCGATGTCGATGCGATCCGCGCCGAAAGCGCGACGATGCGCGAGCGGATCGAGCGGCTTGCCCGCACCGGCGCGCGCCCCTCGCTCGGTGCCGGCGATACCAAGGCGCCCGAGACCAAGAGCTTTGTCGACCAGTATCTGCGGCGCGGGCTGGAGACCGGCATCAAGAGCTTCACCGCGGCCACCGGCCCCGATGGGGGCTTTGCCGTCCCGCGCGAGATCGATGCGATGATCGCCCGCACGCTCGCCGATATCTCGCCGATCCGTTCGATCGCGCAGGTCGTGCAGACCGGCACGGCGGGCTATCGCAAGCTCGTCACCACCGGCGGCACGCCCTCGGGCTGGGTGAGCGAGACCGCAGCGCGGCCCGAGACCGACACGCCGAGTTTTGCCGAGATCGCGCCGCCTTCGGGCGAGCTTTACGCCAACCCGGCGGCAAGCCAGGCGATGCTCGACGATGCCGCCTTCGATGTCGAAGCCTGGCTGGCGGGCGAGATCGCCGAGGAATTTGCCCGCGCCGAGGGGGCTGCGTTCATCAACGGCAACGGCACCAACCGGCCGCGCGGGTTCCTGAACGGATCGCCGACGCCGCAGGATGATGCCGCTCGCGCCTTCGGAACGCTGCAATATGTCGCCTCGGGCGCGGACGGCAATTTCGCCAGCGTCTCGCCCGAGAACCGGCTCATCGATCTGGTCCACGCGCTGCGCCCCGCCTATCGCCAGGGGGCGAGCTTCGTGATGAACTCCTCGACGCTGGCGCGCATCCGTAAGATGAAGAGCGACGACGGGGCGTTCCTGTGGCAGCCTTCGCTGGCTGCAGGTCAGCCTGCGACGCTGCTCGGCTATCCGGTGGTCGAGGCCGAGGACATGCCCGATATCGCGGCCAACAGCCTGTCGATCGCGTTTGGCAATTTCCGCGCCGGTTATCTGATCGCCGAGCGCAGCGCGACGACGATCCTGCGCGACCCGTTCACCAACAAGCCGTTCGTGCATTTCTATGCGACCAAGCGGATCGGCGGCCAGGTGATGAACTCCGAAGCGATCAAGCTGATGAAGTTCGCCGCAAGCTGACGCTCCCGATCGTGTCCGATCACCCTCCCCCAGAGGGTGCGTGCCCGCGCGGTTCTCCCCCGCCGCGCGGGCATTCCCATGCCTTTCATCTGGATTGAGCCATGTCCGAACTCGTCTTTGCCGATCTGGTGCGCGAAACCTCCACTGCGGCCGGTACCGGCGCGCTGGCGCTGGCCGGCGCAACGCCAGGCCATCGCCGTTTCGCCGAGGCGGTCCCGGATGGCGCGCGCTTCCATTACGCGATCGCGGGCGTTGCCAACGAGCAGCAATGGGAGGTTGGCGAAGGCGCATGTGACGGTACCAGCCTGGTGAGGCACAGCGTGATTGCCTCGTCGAGCGCCGATGGCCTGGTGGATTTCCTGCCGGGCCTGAAGATCGTTACCCTCACGGTGGCGTCTGCCTGGTTCGCAGACCGGCAGGACGTGCCAAGCCACGGTCATGATCTGACTGAGGTTGAAGGCCTGCAATCGGTGCTGGACGGCAAGCAGCCAGCAGGCAGCTATGCCGCTGCGATGCACGATCATGCCACGCTGTCCCTTGAGGACGGCAATGCTGCATCGCCAGCGCTCCATTTTGCCGGGGACAGCTCGAGCGGTCTGTTCCGTCCCGAGCCCGGCACCCTCGCTGTTTCGATAGGGGGGATCGAGCGGGCACGCTTCGGCGCTTCCGGCAGGCTGGGCATTGGCACTTCCAGCGCGGCCAGCCCGGTCCATGTCCGATGGATGGGCTTTGACCCCTTTGCCAACCGATCCGCTGCGCTGACGCTCGAAGGATCATTTGGCGGCGGGCTGGTACTGCTGGATGGGAGCGGCCATGTCGGGCTGTGGGCGACGGAAGAAGGCGACACGCTGAATGTTAGCGTGGGCGGTGCCGGACACATTCCGGCCGTGCAGATCGTATCGACCGGCTTGCGCCCTGCCTTTGACAATTATTCTGCGACGGGTTCGGCCAGCCGGCGCTGGACACAGGTCTACGCTGCGACCGGTGCCATCAATACGTCAGATGGGCGCGACAAGCATTGGCTGGGGCCGCCGCAAGCGCAGGAGATTGCTGCCGGACGCGCCTTGCTGAGCGAGCTCGGCCTGTACCAGTGGCTGGATGCGCGCACGACCAAGGGGCCCGATGACGCGCGCCTCCATTTCGGCCTGCGCGCGCAGCGCGCCTTTGCAATCCTGACCGAGCATGGGCTGGACTGGCGCCGCTATGCCTGGTGCTGCCAGGACCGCTGGATCGACGATGATGGCGTGGAGCACGACCGCTACGGCATCCGCCCCGACCAGCTGGCGCTGTTTCTGGTTGCGGTGATCGCGCATGAAATCGCGCTGCTGCCCCAGCCGGAGAGCAGCAATGCTCCAGGCTGATGCGCTGAGCGGCGCGGCGTTGTGCGGCGGAGTGCTGCGCCGCACAACAAGCTCTGCCACCGGGCCCCTCGCCGAGGCGGCGCGCATCGCACACCGTCGCCGGTCTGCGGGACGCGCCGCGTCCCTTGTGCCCCGCCGCCCCCATCGCTGACATCCTGAAGAGGGAAGAACCATGAGCCTTATGGTGAAGGATCCGGGCAGCCGGATCGATTATCGCGTCGATTGGGGCGCTGCCTATCTGGGAGTGAACCTCGTTTCCGCCAGTCAGTGGCAGGTAATCCCGGCCGAGCCTGACGGGCTGAGCGTGCTGGCATCCAGCCATGATGGACTTTCGGCCCTCGTGACGATTGCCGGTGGGCGCTCGGGGGCAAGCTATGCGCTGACCAACCGTGTCACGCTGACCAATGGAGAGATCGACGAACGTTCGATCACTGTCCGGGTGGAGCATCGCTGATGGCACTGGTGACCAGCGATGCAGCCCCATTGGCTCCGTTCGCCCTCGCCGAAACGCGCGCCTTTCTGCACATCACCCGCGAGGACGACGATGCCATGCTGATCGGGCATCTGCGCAGCGCCGCGGATATTTGCGAGCAGTTCATCGGCCAGGCACTGCTTGTCCGTCCGCATCGCGAGACGCTGGCGGTGGCGCGGGACTGGCAGACACTTGGCGCGCAACCGGTTAGTGCGATCACCGGGCTCCAGGGCGTGTCGGCCAACGGCGAGGCCTTTGCCCTGGCTGCTGATGCCTATGCGATCGACATCGCAGCCGGTGGCACGGGCCGGGTCCGGGTATTGCACCCGGGATCCGCAAGCCGGATTGAGGTCCGCTATCTGGCTGGTCTGGCCGCGCAATGGGGTGACCTGCCCGAACCGCTGCGTCAGGGCATCATCCGGTTGGCGGCGCATGTCCATCTGGCGCGCGATTCCGCAGAGGCAGCCCCGCCCGCGATGATCGCAGCGCTCTGGCGCCCCTGGCGCAGGATCCGGCTGTGAAACACCGCTTCGGGAGCGTGCTGCTGCGCCGTGCTGTGCTGATCGGTGAGCGCCGGGCGGAACATCGTGCTCGGCAGATGTGCGATCGGATCGGACTGCAATGGCCCGATATCCGCATCATTCGCGAAAAGGGCAGCATTCGCCTTTTCGGGCGCGGCTTGCTGCGCCGGCGGTGGCTCGATGCCGGACTTCGCTGGCTGGGGAGACTGATACAATGAGCCTGGAACAGGATTTCGCGCTGGCCGCGATCGACTGGCTCGCCAGCGATGCCGCGCTGTTGGCTCAGGTCAACGGCGTGTTTCATCGCAATCCGGCCAGGATCGCGGCGCCCTATGTTCTGCTCGATGACGTGCTTGCGACCGATTGGGGCACCAAGGATCGTCCGGGGCGGGAAGTGCGGTTGGCTTTCTCAATCCGCGAAGGATCCACCGATGCAGCGCCGATATCAGCGATCGGCGGTGCGCTGGACCTGCGGCTGATGACCATGTCGCGCATCGGCAGCAGCTTCAATCTGGTCAGCCTTCACCCTCTGCGCAGCCGCACGGTGCGGATCGGCGAACTCTGGCTTGCCACGCTCGATTATCGGGCACGGCTGCTCGCTCTCTGACGAAAGGACATGGACATGACAGCGGAAAAAGGCAGCGCCTTCCTGCTCAAGATCGGCGATGGCGCCAGCCCGCCGGCCTATCGTACGGTGGCTGGCCTGCGCACCACGCAACTGGCGATCAATGGCGAGCCGGTGGTGATCACCCACAAGGGCAGCGGCGGCTGGCGCGAGCTGCTGTCGGGCGCGGGCGTGCGATCGGTTTCGGTGTCTGCAGCCGGATTGTTTCTCGGCTCGGAAGCGGAAAACGCGATCCGGGTTCACGCGATGAACGGCACGCTCGACGATTACGAGTTGAGCTTCGAGAGCGGCGCACGGATGCGCGGTCGCTTTCTGGTCACGCGACTGGAATATGCCGGCGATTTCAACGGCGAGCGCAATTATGCGATGGCGCTTGAAAGCTCCGGCGCGGTGGCGAGCCTGTGAGCGCCGTGGCGAACCCGGTGCGTGGCGAGGCGATGCTGCGCCTTGCCGGACACGATGTGCTGTTGCGCCCCAGCTTCACGGCTCTGGTCGCGGCAGAGCAGGAGATCGGGCCGCTGTTCGATCTGGTCGAGCGCGCAGCCGCTGGACGGTTGGGCCTGGCGGAGCTGGTCGCGCTGTTCTGGCATTGCCATGTTTCCGGAACCTGTCCGTTCGACCGCGACGGCTTTGCCGACGCCCTGGCCAATGCCGGGCTCGTGGCGCTGACACCGGCACTGAAGACGCTTCTGCAGCAGATATTGACGGGCCGATGAGCGCCGCTCGTTTTGCCGATGCCGCGCGAGACTTGTCAGGCATGGCCGCACGGCTGCTTGGTTGGCGCCCGCCGGAATTCTGGCAGGCGACACCTGACGAGCTGGCGGCTGCGCTGACCATGCCTGCAGATCCTGTCGCTCTGCCCCCATCCGTCGCCGTGATCAGCGCGCTGCAGACCATGTTTCCCGATGTTTCGGAGACCCCCGATGGATGAGGAAATCGAGCAGCTGCTGGTCAGCGTGCGTGCGGATACCCAGGGCTTTGGCCGCGATGTCGCCGTGATGCGCGGCCAGATCGACGCTGTTCTGATCGAAGGACTCGGCCGCGCGGGGCAGGTGCTCGAACGGGGCTTGCTGACGGCGCTTCGCCGCGGTTCGCTAGGGTTTGAGGATCTGAAACGCATTGCACTGGCGGTGATGGAGGAAATCGCCGCTGCCGCGATCCAGAAAGGTCTCGCGGCGATTGGGCTCGGGGGTCCGGATGGCGGCTCTTCACCGACGATCGGCCTGCTGTCCGCCCTTCTGGGTCTGCCGGGACGCGCCACCGGTGGACCGGTAACCGCCGGTCGCCCCTATCTGGTCGGCGAGCGGGGGCCCGAACTGTTCGTTCCGCAAGGTTATGGCCGTGTCGAACCCGGCGGCAGCTCGGGCGTGCGCGATGTGCGTGTTTCGATCCGCATCGAGGCGGGCCAGCAGTCGGCTCCCGCCGCACTCCAGGCTTCAAGCCGACAGGTCGCGCGCGCCGTGCGCCGTGCTCTTGTGCAGGACTGAGACGATGCCCTATTGGCTTTGCCGAGCGGCTCGAGATCAGGCCAAGAGCCATATCCAGCGCTTCGATCCGCGCTTCTGGACGGTCAATTTCCCGCGACCGATGATGGCATCGGTGGTCACGCCTGCGCCGGACGCGCTGCGCGTCGATCTCCAGTTCCACGATCGCGACGCGCTGGCTGGGCTGATCTGGGACAGCGAGGACAGCTTTGATCACCCGCTGCTCGCCTATGCGACCGATCGCGATTATCGTCGCACCATCCTCAGCTTTCGGTGGCGGTCGTCGGGGATCAAGCCGCTGGATGCGGTGCATGGTCCGACGCTGACGATCGAGGGGCGCGATGCCGCAGGCATACCGCGCAGCTGGTATGTGCGGTTGTGGAACTATGCGAGCGGGACGCCGGAGGATGCCCGGATAAGCCTGCCTTTCTCCGCTCTGGCAGGCGGCTTCACGCTGCCCGAGGAGGCGGAGCCGGTGCACCCTGCTGACATCGACCGGATGTTCATTTCCCTGGTTCCTCCCGTCTATGACGAGACGCCGGGACCGCTGGCTAGCCCTGCCGATGGCTGGGTCGAACTAACCGAGATTGCCTGCGACGGCGCGCGTTCGATCCTGGAAATCGGCGATGTCCTGGTGCCGCCGCATGGCCTGGCGATGGCGACCGCCTATGATGACAGCTTCAATCTCGCACCCGCGCGGATCGTGCGCAACATCATCGGCCTGGGGTATCGCGGATCCATCAACCATTATGTCGGCATGAGCCATTATTTTTCGCTGGCCCGCGCCGGCGACGACCTGCTCGTGACGACGGCTGGCGGGGCGATCAATCCGCCCTGTGCAGCATGGCATCGCCATCTGGCGCAGGAAGCAAAGCGCTGGGGCCTCAGGCCGATCGTCTCGCTTTCCTACGAGCTGTTCGATGCGCATTGTCCGTCCGGCTGGAAGCAGCGTGCCGCAAACGGCGACCCCGCCCTGACGGGATGGGAGCCGCCCTCGACCCTGCTCAGTCCTGCCAATCCCGATGCCATGGGCTATCTGCAGGCCGTCGGGATCGCGTTTGCACAGATCATGGCCGAGGCAGACCTGCCAGTTCGCTTCCAGGTAGGCGAGCCCTGGTGGTGGATCATGCCCGACGGCCGCATCTGCCTTTATGACGATGCGGCAAACGAGGCCCTTGGTTCGGCCAGCGTCTCGATTCCCAGCATCCGTGCACCGATGAACGCGGCCCAGAAGTCCATGCTCGATCAGGCGGGTGCCATTCTGGCGGATTCGACCTTGGCTCTTGTCGACGCTGTCCGCGCTGCGGTTGCGCCGCGGCCAGTGGAATCGCTGGCGCTGGTCTATCTGCCTACGGTGCTGGACAGCGCTGCGCCCGATGCCCGCCGGGCGAACGTGCCCGTCGGCTGGGCATGGCCGGCCTTCGACGTGCTGCAGCTCGAGGACTATGATTGGGTCATCGAAGGGCGGTTTGCCGACCATCAGTCGGGCCTCGAACTCATGCAGCAGCGGCTCGGTTACCCGCTCGCACAGCAGCATTACATGAGCGGGTTCGTGCTGCAGCCGGAACAGGCGCATGTCTGGGCCAATATCGCGCTTGCCGCAGACATGGCCAGGGCGCGCGGGGTCGCCGAAACGCTGATCTGGGCGCTGCCGCAGGTGACGCGCGACGGGTTCACCTATTTCGACCTTCAGCCAGAGGGAGTAGAAGCAATGCAGGCCTTTGACGATGTGCTCTTTCCGCTGGCGATCGGTCGGGAGGCTGAATGCACCAGCCGCTTTTCTACCCAGGTCTTCCAGTCCGTGAGCGGCCATGAAACCCGCAACAGCCTGTGGGCCGATGCAAGCCTGAGCTTCGACGTTGGCCCGGGTATCCGATCCGAGGCCGATTGCGCCGATCTTGTCCGCTTCTTTCGCGCGCGGCGGGGCGCGGCGCGCGGCTTTCGCCTGCGCGATCCGCTCGACTGCAGCTCGGCGGAGGATGGTGCAGTCCCGCATCATTCCGACCAATTGCTGGGCGAAGGAGACGGCGTGCGTTCGGACTTTGCATTGATCAAGCACTATGGCGATCCTCCCGACGGGCAGCAGCGAAGGATCACTCGGCCGGTGGGAGGTTCTGTGCTGGTATCGATCGATGGGGCGCCCGTGACCGGATGGTCGCTGCAGCCGGGGGGCGTGGTGCGGTTCGTGACGCCGCCTGCACCTGGGGCAGAGGTTCGAGCCGGTTTTCTGTTCGACGTGCCAGTTCGCTTTGCCACCGACGAACTCACGGTGGGAACAGCCACCTATGCTGCGGGCGTTGCGGCCTCGGTACCCCTGGTTGAGATCCGCGAGGCGATATGAGGACCCGCTGGTTCGATCGTTCGCTCGAAACGATCGCGATGCTCTGGCGGATCGAGCGTACCGACGGAATCGCGCTGGGCTTTGCAGCGCATGACCGGGATCTGATCATCGACCACGTCCGGTATCACGCAGCCCCGGGCATGCTGCCGTCAGCAATCGAGATGGACGATGGTCTCGAACCGCTCGACATGGATGTCGGCGGTGCGCTCAGCCATGCACTGATACGCCGAGACGATCTTGAAGCGGGACGGTGGGATCAGGCCGGTATCGCCATGGGCCTTGCCGATTGGGAAAGGCCGCAGGACGATGTCCTGTGGTTCTGGCATGGGCATCTGGGCGCAGTATCCGTCCAGGGCCAACGCTTTTCCGCCGAGCTTCGAGGCGTGAAGGCCAGTCTGGACCGCCCGTTCGCGCCGGTTTCCTCTCCATCATGTCGCGCGGATTTTTGCGGTCCCGGTTGCGGACTCAGCCGCGCGCGCTTCGAGCGGGTCGCCGGGCTGTCGGCATCGCCGGAGGATGGACTGCGTTTTGCGGGCGTGGATGGGGTGGACGCCGAGCGCCTTGCGCATGGCCTCTTGCGCTGGATCGACGGCTCCAATGCAGGGCTCGAAGCTCGAATACTGGGGCACGATGGTGCGGCGCTGCATCTGGAGACGCGGCTGCCGGTTCCGGCGCAGCCGGGTGACCGGGCCCTGCTGGTCGAAGGCTGCGACAAGAGCTTTGGCGCCTGTGCCAACAGGTTTGGAAATGCACTCAATTTCCGCGGTGAGCCGCACCTGCCCGGCAATGATCTGCTCACCCGCTTTGCAACATTCTGACATGGACACGTCAACCTGTCTGGCAGAGGCGGCGCAAGGGTTGGTCGGCTGCGCTTTCCGTTTCCACGGTCGTAATCCCGCCACCGGACTGGATTGTGTCGGGGTACTGGTTGCAGCCCTCGATCGGATCGGGCGTGGCGTCGATGCGCCGATCGATTATCGGCTGCGCGGCGGCTGTCTGGAACGCTTCGATGGCTGGGCATCGGCATGCGGACTCATGGAAGTTGATGAGGTCAGGCCAGATAGGCCTGGGGATATTCTGCTGTGCGAGCCGAGCTCGGGCCAGTTCCATGTGATGATCGTATGCATGGGCCTGCTGGTACATGCGCATGCCGGGCTTGGCCGGGTCGTCGCCTCTCCGCGGCCTGCGCCCTGGCCGGTCCGGCGACGCTGGCAGATCCAGTAAGGAGAGCAGGCAGTGGCAACATTGGTATTGAGCGCCGTCGGCACCCTGGTCGGTGGTCCGCTGGGCGGTGCCCTGGGTGCACTGATCGGACGGACGGTAGACCAGACCCTGCTGTTCCGACCCAGAGATCGTGAAGGCCCCAGGCTGGTCGACCTTGCCGTGCAGAGCTCGCAATATGGCAGCCCCTTTGCACATGTGCATGGCCGGGCGCGGGTTGCGGGCACCGTGATCTGGGCCACCGATCTCAAGGAGCGTCGAATCCGCGAAGGCGGAGGAAAGGGGCGGCCCGGCACCACGCGCTACAGCTACTCCGTATCCTTCGCCGTCGCCCTGTCTGCCAGACCCATCGCGAGCGTGGGGCGCATCTGGGCCGAAGGCAACCTGTTGCGCGGCGCGGACGGAATATTCACCAGCGAGACGGGTTTCAGGCTTCATGATGGACATGGCGATCAGCCCGTCGATCCACTGATCGCTACCGCCGAGGGCATGGGGCAATGCCCGGCCTATCGCGGCCTTGCCTATGCCGTGTTCGAGGACATGGCCCTCGAGGCGTTCGGTAACCGTATCCCCTCGCTCACGTTCGAGGTCATCGGCGCCGAGGGAGAGGTGCAACTGGATACGCTGATGGCGGAACTGATTGATGCGCCCCCATCTTCCGCGACCGATCGGGCAGTTACCGGCTGGAGCTTGATTGCAGAAACCCGGCGCGATGCGGTCCAGACCATCTCGGCGGGCTTTCCGTTCGCGCTTTCAGAAAAAGCAGGTGTCATTCGGGCAATCTGGCGTGAAACGGCTGCCGGGCCGACCGTGACCATCACGAACAGCATGCTGCTGACGCGCGAGCAGGAAACGGTCGGGTTTCTGGAACAGCGCAGGTCGGTGGGTGGAACCGGAGCGCTGGCGCTGCGCTATTACGAGCCGGAGCGCGACTATCAACCGGGGCTGAGACGCGCGGGTGCGAGCGCTGACGGTCGGGCACAGCATATCGATGTGCCTGTCGTGATGACGGCCGGACGCGCCCAGCAGTGTGTCGAAGAGTTGCTGAGGCTTGACCGTGGTCGACACGAACGCATCCGGTTGAGGCTGGCGCTGTTCGATATCGAGCTTTTGCCCGGGAAAGTCGTGTCAATCGAGGGCATGGCGGGCGAGTGGCGCGTCCGGCGATGGCAATGGGGCGCCGAGGGGATTGATCTCGAACTGGAGAATTCTGGTAGAGCCGTTGCCGTTGTGGCGGGGCCGAGCGATCCGGGACGCAGCATCAATACGCCCGACGGTCCAGTTGGCGAAACGCGGCTGGCAATTGTCGACCTGCCCTCGCCGATGGACCGGCCAATGAGCCATCCTCATATCGCCATCGCTGCAGCAGGGCGTTTGCCAGGTTGGCGCGGTGCCCATGTTTTTGAAGCCGACGATGCGGGTCTGCCGGGCGAATTGCTCGACTTCCTGCGGATTGGAGCCACGATGGGAGACGTCCTGGCCGGCCCTGGGCCCGGGTCATCGCTGATCCGCGACGATATCAACACGATCACGGTCGAGTTGCTGCGCGAAGGACCATTCTCCCTTGTCAATGCGGATGACGATGCCCTGTCGCGCAATGCCAACATGGCAATGGTGGGCCGCGAACTGCTTCAGTTCGCGCGGGCAGAACCCATTGGTGAGGGCACCTTCCGGTTGAGCGGATTGTGGCGTGGCCGGGGCGGGACGGAGGACGTCATCTCCGCCCATGGCCCTGGTGAGAGATTTGTCCTTGTCAATGACGCACTGGCCCTGGTCGATCCCGACCAGCTGGGCGCGCGCACCTATTTTCAAGCCTTGGCGCAAGGCAGGGGCGACACTGCGCCGGTGCATGCGGGCCCGACGGATATTGGTCGTGCAATGCGACCACTGGCACCCGTGCATCCGGTGTGCGATGTCGATGCCAGCGGAGGCATCACCTTGCGCTGGGTCCGTCGCAGCCGCAGCGGATTTGCGTGGCGCGATCAGATCGACGCGCCGCTTGACGAGACGTTCGAGGCCTATCGCGTCATCATTCTCGCAGATAGCATCGAGATCGCAACTGCGGACGTCGCTGAACCCAGCCTCGCGATTGATGCCGTGACACTGGCGGATTTTCGTTCTGCGGCGACGGTGTCGCTCGATGCGTGGATCGTCCAGCGCGGAGCACTGGGCATGTCGCCACCAGTGATCGTGGCATTGCCGCGATGAGAGCTAGTTGTCCGAGGACCATCACCGATGAGCAAAACACCAAATTTCTCGATGCCCTTGCTGCATGCCGCGCAGTCGCAGAAGGAGATCACCCATAACGAGGCGCTGATCATCATCGACGCGCTGCTGGCGGGGGCCGTCAGGGCTGTCGCCGGAGATCCTTCCATTCTCGCTCCTGAGGCTGGACAAGCCTGGATCATCGACGGATCCGCGACTGGTGCATGGGCGGGTAGGGCATGGCAGGTTGCCATCTTCAGTGAAGGCGGTTGGCGTTTTGCGCGACCAGTGGCGGGAATGAAATTGCTGGACCGGGAATCGGGTTTGGTACGAACCTTTGACGGCGCGCAATGGTTGCACCCAGCCGCCGTGGATAATCCGAGCGGCGGAACAACCGTCGATCTCGAGGCGCGCTCGTCGCTCGCCGGGGTGCTTGCGGCTCTGAGACAGGCGGGGCTCCTGGCCGTTACATGATTGATCTAAAGCACAATATGAGGTTATGATTCGTCATGATACCCCGGTGACAAGGTGATACATTCCTGCTCTCAAGGCAGATGCATTTTTTGCGCGACACACCCTGAAATGGCGACATTTCGGCAACACTCGGGGCAAAACCGCGCTTGCGTGGCAACCGACTAGGCGTTAGTAACGTTGCCGAGTTGTCGTTCCAAATCCTAATTATAAGGGGAATAAACATGCGCAAGTTAGTCGTTGGACTGGCGTTGGCATCTACCGCCCTGACGACGCCGGCTTTCGCCCGCGACGGTCAGTGGTATGT